CCGTGGTTCTCTATTGTAAAAGAGTTCCTTGAAGCCAGCGAAGCCAAGGGCAACGGCAATCTGGAACCGCTGAAGCAATTCATACAAAAGCGCAAGGCGCAGACGTGGCAAGAGGAGATTGTTTCAGACCTGCCGGAGATCACCGCCGGCGACTACGCCAAGAGCGACTTTCTCGACGGGCAGAAGATCGACGGCGAACACCGGCGCTTTCTATGCGTGGACAAGCAGCGCGATCACTTCTGGTATGTTGTTCGCGCCTTCCGTGCGGATGGCTCATCCATGCTTTTGTCCGAGGGGAAAATCCTGACTTGGGAGACTATCGAATCGCTCGGGTTGCAATACAACGTACCAGGGCGAAGCGTCGTCATCGACGCCGGCTACGACACACCTCTGGTTTACGAGCGCTGTGCGCGCAACGGCTGGACGGCATCGCACGGATCGGGACAAGATGGGTTCTCGCATATCGACGGGAGCGGGCGCCGCGTGAAAAAGTTTATCTCTAAGATCGAAACGGCGGTTGCCGGATCGGACAACCTCCGCGCGTTCTATTTTTTCCACTCGAACGAAAAGATCAAAGACAAGCTCGCCGCAATCCGCCAACCGGACGCAATGCCGAAGTGGGAGACTCCGAGGGATGCAAGCACCGACTACCGCGCGCAGATGGTGAGTGAAATGAAAAAAGACATCGTCAACTCCAAGACGAAGCAGGTGGAATCGCGCTGGGTGCGGATCGGCGGCAGGCCAAACCATCTATTCGACTGCGAGTGTATCGCGCTCGCGTCGGCAATGCTCGCGGGAGTTTTACCGATTGGCGCTGAGAGCTAGTGTTCATGCGGCTCTGCGGGCGGCAAAAATTATTTTCATCTTTTTGAAAAAAAGTTGTTGACGAAAAATCAACTCTGTGAGATTGTCATCCCAGATCGAAGGCACCACGCCGGAGACAAAAACAAAAACCAAAACGAAAAATGAACTCCAAAAAAACTACAAAGACCGAACTGCAAAACGCCGTTGATTCATTCCGCTACCGCATGAGCTGGGTGACAGGCGGAACTACAGACGAAATTCTGCGCCAAGCTCCAGTCGCTGTCATTGAACTTGAAGAAATGGCAAAAAAAGTTGCTGACCTTCTTTGCAACCTATCCAAGCCAGCACTTCGCAATCAATACCTCTGCGACTACGCCAGCAGGATTCCATCAATGCTTCAAAAATACCACGAACTCTACCTTCCAGCTTAACATGAAAAACCCACCAACCACGGCGGCCCGCGCAAAGGAGCGGGTCGCCCGCAGATCTAGTGTTCATGCGGCTCTGCGGGCCTCCAAAATTATTTTCATTTTTTTGAAAAAAGTTGTTGACGAAAAATCAAGCTTGTGAGATAGTCATTCCAGATCGAAGCCACCACGGCGACGACAAAAACAAAAACCAAAACGAAAAATGAAACTCACAGAAATACTTGCAAAGCTAAACATGGAACAACTGATTGAATCCTTTGAACTCACAGACACGCGCAACGATAAAGAAGTGCCAACTGTTCGCGGCTGGATGATGGACGAAATGGAGCGCCGCAACCCAGAAGCATTTGAATCCTGGCTAAATGGCGACGCAACAATCCCAGCAAGAAAATACTTCCTCGCCTAACAAACCACCCTGCGCGAGTTCGATCCCCGCGCCAGCCTTGACCAAACAAACAAAAAACCGAAAATCAAAATATGAAAACCTACAAAATCGCTCACGCAAAAAAATTAGCCAACGGATGGGACTTGGAATTTTCTTCTTACGGAGAATTTTTCACCGACGAAAAAGAAGCCCAGGAAGAGGCTACTCTAAAAAACAACAACCTCATGCAAAGTTACGCCGACGGAAACGGAATGGACCTGCAAGAGTTTATCGACTCCGGTCGCGCCAACGAAATCGAGGAATACTACCATGTCATCGAATTCGCTGAATAAGCCCACCCACGGCGGCCCGCGCAAAGGCGCGGGTCGCTCGCCGTGCTAGTGTTCATGCGGCTCTGCGGGCGGCAAAAATTATTTTCACTTTTTGAAAAATAATTGTTTACAAAAAACCAAATGCGTGAGATAGTCATTCCAGATCGAAGCCACCACGGCGACGACAAAAACAAAAACCAAAACGAAAAAATGAAAATCAAAACCACAACCGAAGGAAGCCAGTTTATCAGCCAACGATTTGAAGCCATAAATACCGTTGAGAAATGGATTGCAGCTTTCCCCGCACGTTATTCAAATCTCCCCGCCAAGATCGCAAAGGCATTTGCGGCCCGTGATATGCGCAACGCTCAATGAAAAAGCCCACCACCCACGGCGGACCGCGCAAAGGCGCGGGCCGTCCGAAAGGCAAGAAGAACGCCAACGCCAAGGGGCGAACCGCCATTTCAAAATCTGTATCCATGCCAGCCGAGGCATGGAGGAAACTCGACATCGAGCGCGGCACGCAGTCGCGGGGGAAGTTTATCGCGTCCAAACTTTGACACCAGCGCCCAAGGATGGCGCAAAATTCAACTTTTTTCGGGCTTCCGCTTGCAACGCTTCAGAGCTTGCAAGAGAAATATATCGCATGCCTTGAGGCAATCGCCGTTGCGGGGGCGAGTTACAGCATCGCGGGGCGCTCGTTTACTCGGGCGAATTTGACCGAGGTTTCTAATATCGTCGGGCAGTTGCAATCTGCAATCGAATATGCAAGTGGTTCGAGAGTGAAGCGTACCGTCACCGCCTTTTCGACACAGCGACCCTAGTATGAAGCAAGACTTTTTTACGCGCGCTCTGGCAGTTGTCGCACCTAAAGCCGCAATGGCTCGCATGATTGCGCAAGACCGCCTACGCAATTTTGGGCGGTTCGACGCGGCGCTCGAATCCAGCAAGCGCGGCATCTCGCGCAACATTGCCGGTGGCGAGGACACGAGCGGCACAGCCGAGCGTTACAAGCTCATCCGCGCTGCGCGCGATCTTGCCGATAACTTCCCACCGGTTCGCTCGTTACTCCTGAAATTTGCCACGTACGTCTCGGGCCGACTCTCCTACCAAGCCCGCACAGGCAACAAAGACCTCGACGCGCAGGTTGAGCGATACTGGTCAGACTGGTGCAGCAAGTGCGATTTCCTACGGAGGCACGATTTCACAACCCTGCTTCAGCTCGCTGTCATGGCAATCTTGCGCGATGGCGACTGCGGATTCGTCATCGTCCGCGAAGCCGGCGAACTCCGCTTGCAGAGCGTGGAAGCCGACCGCATCGGATCGCCCTACAATCGTTTGATAGACTCCGACAAATACATCGGGGGCATCATGCTGGACGAATACGGCAGGCCGGAGAAATACCAAATCTTCGTCCGCACGATTAACAACCAATACATCGACTCGACCGACATCGACGCCGCGGAGTTCATCCACCTATTCGACGCCACAAGGCTCGACGAATATCGCGGGCGCTCCGCATTTGCCACGGCGCTGAACGCCGCACGCGACTTGCAAGAGGCGCTGAAGGCTGAGATTCAAGCAATCAAATACGCGAGCTATCAGACCGGCGTCATCACCACCGAGAACGGATCGGCGGACGCATCCGACTATTTCGCAACAAGCTCACGGAATGACAACGGGCAAACTGAAAAGCTATCGAACATCGACCCCGGCGCGATCAATTATCTTTCGCCTGGCGAGAAGATGGAAATGTTCCAAAGCGAGCGCCCAGGCGGAGCGTTCGGCGAGTTCATCCGGCTCGTGCAGTCGCACATTTGCATGTCAGTCGGCCTGCCATACGGCTTCGCGTTTGACGCAGACAAGAGCGGGCCTATGGCCCGCATGGAAGCAGCTATGGCCGAGCGCACTTTTGCGCGGTGGCGCGGGCTTCTCGAATCACAATTTCTCAACCGCATTAAGAACATCGTGCTTCTCGACGCCGCCGCGCGTGGGGAGATTGACGACTCGGAGTTTTTGCTGGACGGACGCTGGTGTTGGCCCGCGAAGGTTAGCATCGACTACGGACGCGAAGCGACTGCCGACATCGCGCTCTGGAAAGCGGGACTGAAAACAGCCGGGCAGATTTACTCGGACGCTGGCGAGGACTACGAGGAAGCACTTCGCGCAAGGGCGAAAGAGGCCAGCATGATTAAAGAACTGGGGCTTGAATTTTCGATTCAAGCAGGGCGCATTTCCGACTCTGTTCCTGAAACTGCAATCGACATTTTGCCCGAAAATAACGAGGTTGCTCCGCTCATCGAAACCATCGGCATCGGCGGGACGGATGCGCTCTCGGGAATCCTCGCATCACTGGGACGCGGCGAACTTTCGCCCGAACAGGTTGGCATCATTCTCCGCACGGTTTTCGGAATGGATGAAGCGAGCGCAAACCAGATTACGAACGCAGAGCCAGCCCCCACACCCGCACCGCAACAGGCCGCAGCATCGCAATTCGAGGACGGCAAAAACAAGCCGACCGGCGGCATGATC